CAGAAATAATTGCATTTAATGCTGAAACTGGCAAACCAAGAGCATTAGATCCTAAAATGTTTAGTGGAGGTATTATTGCTAGAGATGCTTATAAGCGTGTCGTAGAAAAAAGATTTGGAGCTTCTATAGAAAATGAGTTAATAATAAAAGCTAAAGAACTTCAATTAAAATATAAGTTTGAACCAGAATTATTTCGAGAAGAAATGTCTAGGTATGTTGCTGATATGCATGCAAACGCTCAAGGCAAATGGAAAGAAACTGTTAAAGTTGGTGGAATAGCAATAACAAGAGCTACCGAATTAGATATTCAAGCAAACGCAATAGAAAAAAATAATCAAGAACTTGCTTTAAATATTGAAAATAAAATTAATACTTTTTTAAATGAAGAATTTTATAATAACTTTGTAAATTTTAATAATGATGTAGCTAATCGATTTGTTTCTATTCAAGCTGAAGAATTAATTGTTGAAATAGAAGATGCTGAAGCTGCAAATATTTTACCAATAGGTAGCGCAGAAAAATTTGAAAATAAATTTTTAACAACTCTTGGCGTTTATAAAGCGCAAGAAATGCTTAGAGATAATACTATTATTCCATTAGTTGGGGGTGATAATCAAAGAAATGCACTTTCTGTTGCCTTAACTACTGGTGATTATAACGCTTTAAATGATGACAAGTATCAAGATGCAAGAAAAATACTTACACAATTAATAGCAACAACTAGTGGTGACAGAGATATTCTTAGTAATATTGGAAACGATATAGAAAAAAATATCCAAATATTAAATGCGGAATCTTTAGCTAAACAAGAAACGCAAATGATATTAAATGTTTACGAATTTGGATCACAACAAATTGCTAAAGAAAATGAAATAGAACAATCATTTTTTAATGGAACAGTAGATTTAACTAAAAATGGAAAAATTGAAACTGACTTAAAAAAATTAGATGAAGAAGCTATAGCAACAATTAAAGCAAATACGACTAATGATGATCCAAATATAATTAAAGAAATAGGATTAATACAAGAACAAAGAGAAACAATAAAAAATACTGTTTTAAAACAGGCTATATTTGATTTAGCAATTACAGAAGATATAAGTATAAATGAAATAAAATTAGCTTTACAAGGAGAGCCAAGATTTATAGCAAAACTTTCTTCTAAAGGAAAAGTTACA